GACACGATTGCAAGTGATGGATTATGAGGAGTGGCTACAGGAAAGGGGGGATGAAGAATTTAATCCCGCTGATTATGCTGATGCCCCTCAATACGTCATTCGTAATCGTAACCTCTCTTTCACCCTCTCCCCTCCCCCTGACCAAGCATACACCCTTGTCTACGAATACTACAAGCTCCCTGTAGATATGGTTGCTTGGGACGAAGAGCCCTCCATTCCTGACAATTTCCGTTGGGTAATTCTGGAAGGGGCTATGTATCATGCTTACATCTTCCGGGGAGCTACAGAGGAGGCGGGGGCAGCTAATCAGCTCTTTGAGAACGGTGTCAAAGATATGCGAAAGATTTTTATGAACCGGACGGAATATGTCCGTTCTACGGTTATTCGCTCCTAAGGGGATTTAGATGGCTACTAACTGGACAACCTTTCCCATTAAATTGGAAGGTGGTTTGATTTCCACAATGGGGAAGCTTGAACAGGGGGCCAGTCTTCCCGGAAGTGCAATTCACCTCCAGAATTTTGAGCCTGACGTAAAAGGGGGTTATTCCCGTATTCAAGGCTACAGCAAGTTTTCTGCTTCCCAAGTTCCTCTTGGACCCGCTCAAATTGGTGGTGTTGTCACCCTCAGTCAATCTGAAGCTTTAGCTGAACGGGGTGGCAGGCTCTTCTACAGCTCTGGCGGAGCTTGGTCTACTAAGCTTATTTCTGTCTCAACCGGAGGCTCTTTCCTCCGTTCAGACACCTATAACTTTAATGGGACGAAGAAATTTGTTATCGTAGATGGGGTAAATACACCAATGGTGTTTGACTACCCTGCTAAGACACTTGCTTATATGGTCGGGGTTCCCTCTGATGCTATTGGGGCATCTTTCGTGAAGGTGTTCAAATCCCACATCTTCTTCTCTACGGGGAGAATGTTGACATTTACGGCCCCCTTCTCTGAAAGCTTTGATGTAGCTATCGGTGCTGGGGCTGTTAACCTGTCTGAGAATATCACTGGGATGGCTGTGTTCCGTGACCAGCTTTTTATCTTTTGTGAAAACAGTATTCAAGTGCTGGCGGGTAATTCTGTCAGTGACTTCACCCTGAGCCCCGTCACAACTAACACTGGTTGTATTGCTGGCGGGACTATTTGTGAGATTGGCGGGGATATTATGTATCTGGCCAGAGATGGCATTAGATACTTAAGCTCTTCTGCAAACGAGAACGATTTCGGGCTTACACGGGCATCTAAAAATATCCAAGACCAGATTACAGGCTTGCTTGTTGCAGGTGCTAAATTCTCTGCCCACACACTCTCGGAAAAAGGTCAATATAGACTTTTCTCTTTCTTGTCGTCTGTTCCCTCCGGGGAATCCGAGGGGTTTTTGGCGACAAAATACTCGGACCAATCTTCTTCCGGGACAGCTTGGGCTAAAATTCGTGGTATGAAAGTCGCGGATTGTAGTAAATATTCTGACACAGTGGCTGAAACAGTGTTGTTTGTGTCTGATACAGGGTTTGTATATCGTGCAGAGTCTGGGTCTACGTTTGATGGTGGGCAAGTTGAGGCTGTGTTTCAAACCCCTTTCATGCCAATCTCTGACCCACTGGTTAGGAAAACCCTCTACAAACATCACTTGTATGTAACCCCCACTGGACCAGTGGATATTACCGCGAGTATGTTGGTAGATTATGAGTCTGTCGCCAATCCTGCTACATCCTTTACCCTAAGTGTTGGGCAGGGGGCTAATTTGTATGGCTCTCCCTCTACTATCTATGGCACGTCCGTGTTTAGCGAGTTGGAAGAGGAAGTTGTGACAAACAACATTCTTGGGAGTGGTAAAACCATCTCTTTCCGTTACTACAATAAGTCTATCAGTTCCCCTTTTAACATTAACTTCCTTACACTTGAATACCGAAATAACGAGAGGACTTGATGTCTAACGGATATACGAGACAAGATGTCACCCATGAAATTGCTACAGGCAATGTCGTGGAAGCAGCCCCCCTTAACTCGGAGTATAACGCTCTAGAACTAGCTTTTGATGCAGCTTCTGGCCACACCCACAATGGTTCTGCGGGAGAGGGGTCGCCTATTACGGTTGTAGGCCCCTCTCAGAATTTTGTGGTGGGGGTTTCTACCGCCACACCTAAAACTACAGACATCCTTTCTCTGGGGACAGCTTCTTTGAAATTCAAAGATGGCTGGTTTTCAGGGAACACCTATGCAGACACCCTATCCGCCACAACAAGTGTTACCACAGCTCTTGTGACAACCACAGCCCTTGCGGCTGGGACACTGGCTGCCACAACTGTAGCTATCTCTGGCGGGACAATCAACAACACGACCATTGGTCAAACTACACCTGTTGCAGGGACTTTCACTTCGTTGAAAGCTGGGGACGGGACAGGCTCTGTTGATGTGTATGTTAATGGGGCGGCTGCAACTCAACGGTCCATCACTTTCAGGACAGCGGGAAATAGACGGTGGGCTGCCACAGCTAATAACGAAGCTGAAACAGGTGCTAATGCAGGTTCTAACTTCCGCATCTCTCGTTATGACGATGCGGGGACAGTGATTGACTCCCCGGTGGCAATTGAACGTTCCACTGGTGCCGTCACACTAGCTAACCTTGCCCTCTCTTCTCCGCTCCCCGTCACCTCTGGTGGCACAGGGGCTACAACGGCTTCTGGTGCCAGAACAGCTTTGGGCCTTGGGACCATTGCTACACAAAACTCCAATGCTGTGGCAATCACTGGTGGAGCCGTTGACGGTGTGCCTATTGGCGCAACAACTAAGTCTACGGGTGACTTCACGGATGTTACAGCAACGGATGTTGTGATTGGGGCTGGCACAGGTGCTAGATCGGCAACAATCAATGGTGCGGCGGGTCAATCTCGTGCAATCAACTTCCAGTCTGGTGGCCTAACTCGTTGGAGAATGATTACTAGCGGCTCTGCCGAAACAGGTGCTAATTCAGGCTCCAATTTTGCAATCTATCGGCATGATGACGCTGGTGGGGTTATTGACTTCCCCTTCACAATTAACAGGGCCTCTGGCGTAGCCGCTTTTAGCTCTGGCCTCACCTCTGATGTTCCGATTGATATTGCATCTGGGGGGACTGGTGCAGGCACAGCAGCGGCTGCTAGAACAGCTTTGGGTGTTGCAATTGGCACAAACGTCCAAGCTTTTGACGCCACACTTACAGCACTCGCTGGCCTTTCCACAGCCTTCCCTGCCCTGACCTCCGCCACAACGGCTGTGTCTCGGACAATGACTGGTGGCACAGGTGTTGTAGTGACAAATGGTGATGGTGTCTCCGGCAATCCCACATTTGCCCTTGATATTGCTACCAACGCTGAAGCTCAAGCTGGCACTATCAACACAAAAGCTATGACTCCTTTGAGGACAGCGGCTCAAATTTCTGCTCGTATCTTTACGTCCGGGAATTTGACTATTACATCTGGTGGGACGGCTGCAACGGCACACGGGTTGGGGGTTGTCCCTGCTCTTGTCACAGTGTCGCTGGTTTGCACCACGGTGGAAGCTGGTTATTCTGTGGGGGATGTTATCTCGGTATCCCTTAATAGCACAAATACAGCGACCAATCGTCATAGCGCTATCTTGATGGACGCTACAAACCTGACGATGCAATACACGAACGCAGCTAACGCATTTATGGTCCCTGACAAGTCCACTGGTGCCCCCACTGCACTCACCAACGCTAACTGGCGGGTTCGCCTTTCCGCGATGGCATAACATGGCGGACCTGAATCTTGTAGATTTTGCCCTCCGTTACGGCATCATTCCTGCGGCGGGTGTAATTGCCTACCTTCTAAGAAACCAACAGTCTCACGAGGTGGAAATCGCTATCCTACGTTCTCAATTAGAGGGGACAAAGGAAATGCACACGCGAGAGCTAGAAGCAATCAGATTGGATAATCGTGAATCCTTTTCTAAAATTTCTGCAAAGCTTGATAGCCTTGAAGCCTTCTTACGACACCAGTAAGTTGTTTGAGAAGACGAAGGCGTTGATTACGAAAGATAGTCAGAAGGAGGGGGTGAAAGCCCTCCTTTTGGCTACCAAAGCCCTCCCTGTGCAACAGGTGGCCTACCTCCTTGCTACCTCGTATCACGAGACAGCTCACACCATGCAACCTATTACAGAGTATGGTGGGGTGAAGTATTTTGATAAATACGATGTAGGAACGTTGGCCAAGAACTTGGGCAACACTCCTGAGAAAGATGGGGATGGTTATCTGTATCGTGGGAGGGGGTTTGTCCAGATTACTGGGAGAGCCAACTACCAGAAAGCTTCCACGAAGCTTGGTGTTGACTTCATTCGTTCCCCTGACCTTGCTCTTCGTCCTGACCTAGCTGCTAAGATTCTGGTTCTAGGCACTACGGAAGGTTGGTTCACGGGGAAGAAATTGTCTGACTATCTGTCAGACACGAAGATTGACTATGTTAATGCTCGTAGGGTGATTAACGGAACTGACAAAGCTTCTACCATTGCTTCGTATGCTAAAGTCTTTGAACAAGGGCTACTACATAGTCGCCTATAATACTAAGATATACTAGTATATGGTTATATTCTTAGGGTTGGCATAATTTTTATAAAACCAACCTTATACATATATAGCGCAAAAATCACCCTTGTCAAGGGGTAAAAATAAATATTTTTTGAGGCGGACATGGCCCTTGTAAAACAGAAGACAAGACTTCCCACTAGGAAGATGCTTGCCGTCATCTTGTCTGGGATGATTATAGGTGGTATCCAAGCTGGGCTTAGATATTTTTGGCCTGACCACCCCTTTGCTCCTGTCATGGATGACCTTGACATTTGGCTGCAAGGGTTGGTTATGGTTCTCACTGGCTACCTCACCCACGAAAAACAAACTGAGGACGTGAATGGCTAAGAAATTTGGCGGGTTTACCCCAGAACAGAAAGAAATCCTAGCTCGTAAGATGGGGTTTACCGGGCCAATGGCAGGGTTTGGGCAGTTTTTGCAATCTTCCCCTGCCAATTCTTCCCGCTTTCTTCAATACGAGAATAAAGCAAAGCAGATGGTAGAGGGGACAGCCCTTCAAAAACCTAAACCTCTCCCTGCTTTTGCGGCTGGTGGAACAACTACAATCACTGATGTAGCCACTATCCAAGAGAATGCACAAAACTCGGAGGGCTCTCAAACAACGGCAGATATGATTGCCAACCCTGAGGCCTATAGCACCCCCACAGAGGTCGTTACAGCGTCTGTAACCCCTGACACAGTGGTAGATACTAATAGCGGTCAGGTGGCCTCTACGCCTGATGTGAAGGCCTCTACGGCCACAGCCTCTCAGGCTGCGGATATTGAAGCCACAGAGGCAGCTAAATATAAAGCTTCTACGGTGACGGACGAAGTTAAAGACGCCACCCAAAAAATGAAAGCCGCACAAGGGACGGTTAGCACACAAGCTCAAGCTGTTGCTGCTACAGCCCAGCCTTCCGCTAATGCCACTGTTCAAGGCCAGCTTGAAAAGCTTATGAAGGGTTTTGAAGGGGGTCAAACCCCTGCTTGGGCGGCTGGGGCAATGCGTAATGTAAATGCTCTTATGGCTTCTCGTGGCATGGGCTCTTCGTCTATGGCAGCTTCTGCTACGACGCAAGCAGCTATGGAAAGTGCCATTGGTGTTGCTGTCCAAGATGCTGCTACGTATTCGTCTTTTGAGATGCAAAACCTGAACAATCGGCAACAAGCTGCTTTGCAAAATGCACAGGCCTTTTTGCAGATGGATTTGGCCAACCTAGACAACCGTCAACAGACGGCGATGTTCAAAGGGCAATCTATTATTCAAAGTTTGTTCAGTGACCAAGCGGCTCAGAATGCAGCTAAACAGTTTAACGCTTCTAGTGAAAACCAGACAAACCAGTTCTTCGCTTCGTTGAAGTCTTCTACAGACCAATTTAATATCGCACAAAAGAACTCTATGTCTCAGTTTAACACGGATCAGGTTAATTCTGTTTCGATGTTTAACAAGCAAATGAACGCAGCTAGAGACCAATTTAACGCCACTAATCGACTGGTTGTTGACCAAGCTAATGCCACATGGCGTCAGCAAGTTACATTGGCCAACACTCAGGCTCAGAATGAAGCCAATCGTCTTGACGCTCAAAGCCTCTCTGCTATGACCATGGCGGCTTATAATAATATGATGCAGCAAGAGCGGGATTTCTACTCGTTTGCCTTCCAAGCATCTGAGAATGCGCAAGAGAGGGCTAGTCAGTTGTTTATGGCTAAGTTGGCTGCTGATACAGAGATGGACGCTGCCACAGGAAATGCCCTTGGCAATTTGGCAGGTGCTATCTTCTCAACTCCGTGGTGAGGGTGAATGGATTATTTTGAAGCACTAAAGCAATTGAGAGATGTTGCTTTGCCTGTGCAAGCTGTTGCAGCTCCGGGCCTCATCTCTCCTCGCGGTGTTCAAGCAGCGGCTCAGACAACTGAGTCCTTCTTGGAACAAAGCAAAAACTGGTTGAAAGATATTAGGGATAAAGCAGATGCGGTTGCCAAAAGAAACGAAAAAACCAGTCGAAACATTGACCAAAGAGCTGAACAATCTGCCGTCATTGTCCAACCTCGGAAAATCCCGCCTAAGCTGGAAAATTATGGTCCTGATGTTCCTCAAGAAGCTATTCAAGAAAATCTGATTGCTCGTAGAGGGCGTCCTTCTGCCCATGCCCCCTCTGCTGATGTAAGGGATTGGGTGGGGATTTTGGATAAGGTTGAAGGTGGTGGTGAGTATGACACACTCTTTGGCTTCTCCCAAAAAGGGGGCAGAGCCTTTGGAGGGGTAGATGTCTCATCCATGACAATCGACGAACTAGCTGAGTTTGCCAAACCTAGCGGCGAATACGGCCAGTGGGTGAAGGGGCAAGTTGGACGTGTTGCCACCCCTATGGGACGTTATCAGTTTGTGGGGACCACCCTTCAAGAGAAAGCTAAAGAGATGGGGATTAGTGGGGATACAGTGTTCTCCCCCGAAGTTCAAGATGCCATGTTCAAACATTATCTAGAACAAACCTTGTCTCGTTCTAATACAATTAGTGGTAAGCTCTCTGCTTTGAGGGGGGCTTGGGAAGGGTTTAAGAATGTCGATGACGACACCTTAATTTCCCTGATTAACGCTCCGAAGGAATGACATGAAAGAACTAATGGCCCCCATCCCCGGTATGTCCCTTACAAAGGAGCCGGGGAATGCCCCATACGAACAGCCCCCGCTTTACACCTCCCCCGAAGAGGCCCTTTCGTTTTACCTAAAGAAGTTTGACGATGAAGAAAAGCTAGATGATTTCTTGTTTCTTTTGGAGAACAAACTTCCTCTTGCCACCTTTGTTGATGGTCTTACATCTATTGGTGTTATGGAGGGGTATCACTCGATTGATGTAAAGGTGTTGTTGGGGCCTGTTCTTCACGACTATATTTACAACCTGTGTATTGCTGCTGGTTTTGAGCCCGTAGAAAAATCTGGACCTTCTCGTGAGAAACGAGATAAAGACCGCATGGACCAGCGGACTAAATTCCTTCTGTCTCAGGCCCTCAACTCTCCTACCGAGGAGATCACCCCTGAAGATACAGAGGAAGCCCAAGAGCTTCTGGATGAACAGGACGCTCCCCTAATTAAACGGAGAGAATGATGGGTGGATTTGCACAGGGGTTTGCCCAAGGCTTTGCCAATACAATGGCAGAGAATATCACGAAGAAGAAAGACGATGCAAGAGAGTATTTCAATCGTCAAATGGAGCTTGCTCGCACTGTAGGGGTTGAGAACCGTCGTAGGGCTCAACAGGCTACACAAGGGTATTTGGGAATTGCCAAACAACTTGAAGCCGCAGGTGTTCCTAAAGAGATCATCATGGCTCAGGTTAGCTCCAACCCAGAGGGGCTGGCCTCCTTTTATGAGGGGGCTGAAAAGATGAGGGCTGCTGCTGCGGAAGCAGGGAAGCCCCTCACCCCTGAGATTTGGAAAAGCATCTACACTATTTCTGGCGAGTATGGCGATCCTAACGAGGATTTGGCTACATTCATTCAACGGACATACGACCCCCTTTCGTCTGCTATCCAACAAGAAGACTTTGATATTGACCCCAAGGGCAACTTTGTCTCGATGATGTTTGGTAACGGTCTCCGTGAACAAGCTGACGCTCGTCTTGGTCAAACCGAAGTTTATGACGGTCTCACAGCGGAACAATTGCTTCAGTATGGTGATGGGATGGCCACACCTCAACGTGGTAATGCTGTCGTCACTACAAACTACGAAGCTATTCCCACAAGAGATAAGAACAATGGCGTGGATGATTTCACCCTCTCTGAGCGTAAGGCTCTGTCGGAAGAAGTGGATGGGCTCCTTGGTGTAGCTATCGACACACTAAATGCTGATCCTAAGTGGGCTGTAGATGAAGGGGACAACAAAACCCCAGAGGCTGCTGCTAAGATTGTAGAGCAAGTTGTCTCTGATTTCCGTTCTGGCCCGTATTCGGAAGTAGTGTCGGATGAGCTTCTCACAACCCTCATTGATAAGGCTCTCGCGTCTAAGGGCTACCCCCCTTTGACTGAGCTTGCAGGAGAGGCCCAAAATAGCCCCGTAGAGGGGGGTGAAGATGTTCCAGCACCTACCCCCACCCCCACCCCCTCAGAGGCCTCTGTAGCCCCCTCTAGTGAGCCTGTAGCCCCCACAAAGGGTTCTCCCTTCTTTGACCCTGTTGAAGAGCCCAACATGCAAGCCTTCACGGTGAAGAACGCAGAGGGGGAGGGGTATACACTTTTGTGGCAATCTAATAACGACGATGGAACTGTGACCTACACCACTAAAGATGGTGAAGAGATTACTGGGACCATGGATGAATTTAGAGCCCTTCAAAAACAATTTAGATAAGGACTTGTAATGGCAACTATTGACGAATTTCTCTCCTCCAAGGGCATTGCCCCTAAAGAGGAAAAAGAAGAGGTTGCCATGGAAAGGGAGCCTCTAACACAGGCTCCCTCTTCTGTCTTTAGTCAGGTGGCGGCTTATAAGCCTGCTCAGTCCATCCCCACTAAATCTTTTGAAGATGTCCTCGCTAACCCCGAGGATATGAAAAGGGTGAGAGATTATGTCACCCTCCGTGACACTAATAAAGCGTCTTTGTCCGATAAAGAGGCCCTGGAAGAGTTTTCCTCGTATATGCGTTGGTTCTCTTCCAACACCGCCTCTGTAGGCTCTACGGCATATAGCATTGCCACAGGGACAGACGAAGACAGAATCAAGTATGGGGAGGGGTTTAAGCTTTGGGACGAGATGGCTACAGGGTCTGCTGAAGACGACTATTGGTCAACCACTAAAGACTATGCCTCTGCCGTTCTTGCTGACCCTACTACCTACCTCACCTTTGGTGGTGGTAAACTTATCGAGAAGGCCTTTACAGGGGCGGCTGGGAAAGCTGCTGCTAAAAAGACGATTGACATGGCTGTTGCTGCTGCTGCCAAGAGGGGGGTGAAGGAGCCTGCCCAGAAGGCCCTGAGAGATCAGATGATGGCTTCTGTTGTCCGTGGCACCACCCTTAAAACTGTAGCAGCCACCACAGCATTCGAAGCTGGTGTGTCTGTTATCGAGAATGTTGCTTACCAGAAAGCTCGTATTGATACGGGGGCTCAAGAACAATTTAGTTTTGTTGACCTCTCGGCTCAAGTGGCTCTTGGTGCTGCCCTTGGTGCAGGCTTGGGGTGGGGAAAGACTAAGCTGGGGATTGAGGGCAAGTTTAACGATACGGGGATGAAGGTAGACAGGGCTGCGGCTCAAAGGGCTCAAGTTGCTGCTAAGAAAGCTTCCCGTCGCCTTAAAGAAGTGCTTGCCAAGAAGCAAGTTGAATGGACGAAAATGGTGCATGAAGGTCTTGCCTTTGGTGCCAACACACCCCTTCAGCAGTCTATTGGTAGATGGTTTCTCGACGTTAACGATAAAGACAGCTTCTTGCGGATTATCACGGCAGCGGGAGCTCGTATTGAGACCCGTGCTGGTGGTCAAGCCTTCACCAAATCCTTGATGGAATTTGCTGCTGGTATGAGTGATACAGAGCGAGAAGTTTATGACAAGATGCTAAAACCTCTTGGGACCAACTTCTCTGATGCTATGAATGTTATGGCGTCTATGATGTCTACAGCGGGTCAAGACCTTAACATGGCTTCTAAGGCGGTTAAGTATGTCCACGAAGTGCAGAACATTGGTGTCGGGAGAAAACGCCTAGATCGTCATTTGGAGGCTATTGAGAAGCAGCTTGCAGAGGAGGCTGCGGGAAAGGGTGTGGAAGTTCCTAGAGACCTCCCTCGCTATTTCTTGTCCTCGTGGAAAGGCCTTCTCACTTCCACCCCATTTACCACGGCTGCTAACGTTCGTGGTTGGCAAATGGCATATGCTGCTAACAAAGTGTCTGATGTTGTCCGTATGACCACCCTCTATGGTGTGGGGGCTGTAGAGAGTTTGGCTAAGGGAAAGCTGTCTCAGAAAGTTCTCCGTGCTAATGCCATTGGTAAAAACATTGGGTTCTCCCTTCAAACAATGCTCGATCCTCACTTGTCAGCAGAGACCTTCTTTGATCTGATGTCTCGTTCTTCACCCTCTTCTTTGAAGAAGGTGTCTAAGGAATTGTTTGGTGGTGTGGAGAGGGGGACAGCAGAAGCTTACGGTGTAGACCCCACTGCTCTGGGGTTTAGATGGTTTGAAGCCTATAAGGGACGAGCTGCTACGTTCAGTTTGGTGAAGCATCAGGATGCTTGGACAAAAGGTATTTCTGGTCTTACAGAGCTTGACCTACAATCCCGTGAAGCTTTTGGCAGAAGCTTGAAAGACCTGATTGACTCGGGGGAAACCCATCTTCTCACAGAAGACATGTGGGAGAAGTCGATCAAACAATCTTTGCAAGATACGTTCTCTGAAGATTTGTCTGGCCCCCATGGTCTTGGCCTTCTCGCTAAAGTGGTTCAGGATTTGTCTGCCCACCCTGTTGGTGGGTATGTCATTCCTTTCGGCGGGTTTATGAATAACCTACTTGCCTTCACTTGGCGGTATAGTCCTTTGTCGATTGTTATGCCTATGGCACGAGCAATCACTGGGAAGGTGGACGACGATTTGGGGAAGGTGGCCTCTAGGTCTGCTGTAGGGGCTATGGCTCTTGGATACATGGTAGTTAGCCAAGGGAAGCTTCAAGAGCAAGGATACCAGTGGTTTGAACGTCCCGATGGTATGGGGGGTGTAGAGGACATTACCAACCTCTCCCCGGAAAACCTGTATGCACTGGCTGGTCGTATTGGCCACAATTACGCACAGGGGGAGGGGATGTCTATTAGCCTCCTTGATACAATGAAACAACTCATTGGTCCTCTGGACGCTATTGACACAGTTGCTAATCCTTCTCTCTTGAAGGACATCTTCAAATACCTTGCCGCAGATCAATCTTCGATTGAGGATAAATCTGACATTCTCACTGTAGCTGCCTATGCTGCTGAGTCTCTCACTGGTATTGCAGCGGGCTTCACTCGTCCTTTTGAGCCCTTCTCAAGGGTAGTGGGGTCTAAGGAAGTTGGTGGTGAAGGGGCCATTCCCAACCGTAAAGAGGGTGGAAGTGTTGATCGTATGGTGGCGGGCTTGACCCGTTATACGACAGGCCTTATTAACGCTTTGCTAGGGGAAGAACAGGATGGGGTGAGGCTTGTGGGCACACCCAGATATTCTGCGACAGAAGAAGGCCCTGTTAAGCAATCTTCTTGGCTCAATGCGATGTTGGGAAGAAAGACTGGGGGTAAACACACAGCCATTGATACCCTCTTGGGTATGGTTGATAAGCCCCCTTATTTGGCAGAAAGCTTTACCTCAGGCATCCCTGAATACGACTCGTTTGTTAACGAGGAGTTGTTCCCTATGCTTGAACAAAGGGCTAAAAGTCTTCTTCGTAATGAAGCCTTCAAAAAACTTCCTAAGTCTCGACAGATTAAAATGGTAGATGATTTGTTGAAGCAGACAAAGAATGACATCAATACGATGTTGGAAGGTTATCAGATTGATGGGGTAGATGAGAGAGTTATCAACGAAAGACGAAAGCTCCTCATCCTTGATAGCTCTGCCAGAAACAGGGCCAAGGAGAGCCTTGGTATTCGAACCCCTGACCATCAGCTTAGTATTGAACAGATTGACGCTATCAAACGTTACATTGACCTCGAAGAACAACGAGATGATGTAATGCTTGAGAGAGCTAAATAAGAAGAAGGCCCGGCAGAGCATAACGCTCTCCGGGCCCTTTTCATTTCTACTGGTTAGTTTTTCTCGAAGGCGATAATCCATTGTTTGCAAATGTCACTACGAACAATGTCCTCAATACCAAACTCAATTAGTGGGATGTCCATGTCATTTTCTTTGATAAGACGAATGATCGTAGAGAGACCAGACGTGCCTTTGATGTCAGCTTGCTTAATATCTCCATTCACCACCACTTGACAACCCTCACCGATACGAGTGAGGAACATCTTAATCTCCTCAGGGGTGGTGTTCTGGGCTTCATCTAGGATGATGAATGTGTCTTTGAAAGACCTTCCCCTCATAATAGACATTGGGGCAAGTTCGATGTTCCCGCTTTTGATTGCTGTTTCAACAACCCCCTTACCAAGCTGTGCGGACAACACATCAAGGACTGGGGCGGCCCAAGGACTAAACTTCTCGTTCAAATCTCCGGGAAATACCCAAGGTCACGACCAACAGATACGTTGGGACGGGTGACTACGATTTTATCAATTGCACGAGAGAGGTATTGGTTGGCCGCATGACAAGCAGCAAGGAAGGTCTTTCCCGTTCCGCTATGGCCAAACACTACGATTTGGTCTTTCGTGTCGAGGGCGTCGATGTAACGAGCTTGGTTATCCGTTTTAGGAATAAGGGGGAAGAGCTTGGAGCTGGCTTCCTCGTTAGCCTTCTTGTATTTGGGGGTGCGACGAGATGAGGTCATCACGGTCTTTCTTAGGTGAGAGGTCGAAACCCATTTTGTTTCGTTTAGGGACAATTAAGAAAGGGGAGCCATCTGCTTGTAACACAAATGACTCCCTGTAGTGTTCCCGCTCATAGACAGACGGGAGGAAGTAGTTCACTTAAAGAGCTTAAACAGCAGATAGGTGTTGATGAGGGTGAGGACTAGGATGGCCTCAGCAGCGTTGTATTGAATGAAGTCGATAATCATTTAGTCACCTTTTTGGTAGGGGGTTTATACATAGCTTGAGAAGCTTGGTGCCCCGTAATAGAGACACCTCCGACCAACTCCCACCCGTCTTTCAAGTGGGAGTTGACCACATCAATTAGGTTAGCAGAGGTGGACATGACGATAACTGTATACATCACTCACAAGTCCTTTTGCCAGTTTCAGGGTCGTAGTAGCAAGCACCACCCTCCTTCTCGTCGATGAAGGTGTCAACTTCCTTCTCAGGCTCCTCCACGACCTCCTCTGCCTTAGCCGCATTAAGGATGCCATAACGCTTACCTGAGGCACGGAAAGTGGTGCAACCAGAGGCACCCCCTCTCCAAGCTCGCATATAGACCTCCTTAAACTCGTCCCATGTAACATCATCTCCGACGTTACAAGTTTTGGAACAAGCAGAGTCTACGTATTGACTTGCAAGGGTGAGAACGTCAACGTGGTCAAACACAGAGCACTGATCTGCTGTCCGCCCCTTAACACCAAACACACGAACACCGTAGTCTTCGACCAAGGTGTTAATCTCCCCACTACCAGTTTGAATGGTTCGATTATAGGAGTGGGAAAAGACGGGTTCGATACCAGAGGAGATGTTGTCAGCACTCAAGCTGATTGTCCCTGTAGGGGCCACGGAGAGGAGGTGGCTGTTACGGAGACCGTAGGTAGCAATATCTTTTCTAATATCCTCGGGGAGGGTTTTAGCAAACTCAGATTCAAGAAGCTCCACGCTGAAGAGGGGGAAAGGCCCTTTCTCTTTAGCGAGGTTAATAGAAGCACGGTAAGCACCGTCACGAATTGCCTCCATAACAGAGGCCAGCCACGAGTTGAACCCCTCACTCCCATAGGGGAGGCCAAGGGCTTCGCCAGCGTTGGCAACACCTGTAACACCAATCCCCATGCGACGTTTATTCTTTGCCTCCGCCTCTTGCTGTGGCAGGGGGTAGATGGCGCGATCAACGACATTATCCATAGCACGGATAATGTGCGGCAAGTCTTGCTCCAATTGCTCGTAGTCAAACACCCAACCATCTTCCGTCTTCTTTACGTAACGGGTGAGGTTCAGAGAGCCAAGCAAGCAAGCACCATAGGGAGGGAGGGGTTGCTCTCCACACTGCCCAGTCACAATCCCATTGAAAGTCCCACGGTTGGTTTTAGGCTCCGTAAAGCAATACGTAGTTTCGTGGCGGTCAAGGGGTTCGATACTAGTGACTCGAACAAAACGTCGTGCATCTCGCTGAGGTTTGGACCCGTCGTGGACTAGGCGAGAAAGCTTAAGTCCCAGCTCCATCAAGTCATGGGCATCGCTATTGCCAATCAGGATGCGTCTAACTTCTTTGCAGAAATAGTCTTTTACGCCACCTGCCCCATCAGGCATAGGACGAAATCCCTCCCTATTCCCAAGAGCGATCTTAGCCCGGACACCCATAGTGGTAAGCATCAGTTGGAGGTCACGAAGAAATTGATGATCGACACTTGTGATTTGAAATCCACTGCCGTTAACATCTCTCGTCACAGTCCCATCACTGTCAAGCAGCCCAGCCAACCACTCAAGGCGATATTGCAAGTTGGCTTCAGTCGGGACATAGGACTTGTCCAGCATGGGCCCATGTTTCCAGCGTTTTCGTCCTTCGGCGTCGTTAACACACTCCCCAATCAACCGAGGTTCACAAACATACTTCGGAGAATACAGGTATGAAGTTTTATACCCACGGTTGCCATCCCCAGAGTAAAACCCTTGCGAGTAGGGGTCAGAGTTTGGGGTCGTCCCTTCGGTGACAACAGGCATGGCAAATTTTTCAAGTGCCATACCAATGGAGAGGTCTTTAGTCTCAACAAACCCCTTGCCATCAATCACCCAACGGTGATGCCAAGTGCAATCGAGGCTGTTACCATCCGAAAGGTGAACACGGACAAGATCGTTTTCTCCGGTCTCGAAGGGTGTAACTTTCGACCACTCTTCCCCATTCCAGATGTCCACGGATTTTCCCACTAGATCAATAATGGGGACATACCCATTTTTAGTCAGAATAGGTGTTTCCCCGGAGACGCAAGGATTGGTAGCCGCAATCTTTTCGCAATACCAAAGGTTATTCTTGCGGTTCATCTTGTCGATAAACAAAATGCCCGGTTCTGCCCAATCCCACGTAGTCCGAAGGATTTCGTTCCACAAGGGACGGGCACGAACAGTTTTGTATACACGTCCCTCAAAGACAAGATCAAAGGTGCTGTCTGCCTCAACTGCTTCCATGAACTTATCTGTGACACCGACACTCAGGTTAAACTGGGTGAGGTTATCTTTGTTTGCTTTGGCACGGACAAACTCTTCGATGTCCGGGTGATCGACTCTAAGCACCCCCATTTGAGCCCCTCGACGATGACCAGCCGAAGCAATAGTCTTACAAACCGCGTCAAAGATGCCCATGAAAGAGACGGGGCCAGAGCTTTTCGTGTCGAGGCTTCGAATCAGGTCATTCTTGGGGCGAAGAGTTGAAAAGTCATACCCAATACCACCACCCAACCTCATGGTCTCGGCTGCCTCTTTTACAGCTTCCATGATGCCATTCATGGAATCTTTGATCGTATTCGAGACAAAACAGTTGTAGGGGGTGACAGCCCGAGGAGCCCCAATTGCGGACTGGACCCGACCTGCTGGCATAAACCGCATATTGAGGAGGATGTCCTTAAACGCAAGGTAATGGGTATCACCATCTTTTAGTCCGTCAGCCACACGGATCATGGCCTCTTTGAAGGTCTCCCCCTCTCCTCGGTATTTAAGGGTGTGAATCCAGTCAGAGATTGGGAGGGTAGGTCCGTATTGGGTCATTCAGAAATCCAGTATTCAGTTCCGGGGATAGCAGCGTATTTAGTTACGAGGTCTTCAAGATCGGGGGGAGCGTAGTTAGGCCCTTTAAGAACCTTCCCATCTTCACGATAGATGGGGGTGCCATCTTCCCCTAGCTTGCTCATGTTACTTTTGTGAACACGATTGAAGGCCTCCTCTAGGGGCAGTCCAAAGGTGACAGCCAAGCCACTAACAACGTATTGGACATCTGCCAGCTCTTTAAGGAGACGTTCCCAAGTTTTTGGTTGGATGCCGTCTTTGAAGTGGCTCTCTGCCATGGCGATGGCCATCTCGTTACGAAGCTCAATTACCTCCTCAAAGAGGAGCTTATACCGTAGGGCAAGAAGGTCTTCGGTGGGGCCAGTGTTGTCAAGAGGTTGATTAAACGCACGACTAAACTCTCGTGCAGAGGTTTCGTAGGTCATTCAGCTTCTCCAATCATCATACGACACACTTCTTGCAGACGGTAGAGGTCATACACAATGTCTCGTCGATCCGTGGAGTTGGTCCCCACTACAACACTGCCGTCTTTTCGTTCAATCAAAAACACTGCTCGTTCATTCTCCCCGGAGACAGCTTCAACCAGAGCGGCGTAGGTTTCGTCTTCTTGGTCCATAGAGCCAAGGCTAATCACATTAGTAGTCATTCATCTTCCAATAAAAGTTGTTTTTCCGGTGTGTTCTTTATCGAACAAATACCAAGCGTAGTTGTCTACCCCAGCAGTTTTGCTTCCTTCAATCCACTTAACCCTGCCAATAGATATAATACTTTCGCAAATTTCCATATAGCTTCCCATCCTCTTGTTGTGCATAAAATCGGCAGGCAACAAGAGCAGTGTTGGACGAAGAGAGATGAACTTATCAAGCAGGGGCTTAAGCATGTTCCAAGCAAAAGGTGGATTAGTGATAATCAAGTCACAATACTCAACATGGTCTTGTGTCAAGTTGTTAGCGTCTAGTTGTATCACCGTCCCATTTTGGGGCTCAATATCTGTAGCACCAAAACATTGGAGCTTAAGCGTTTCCTCTAGCCACTTAACTAGTCTCCCATCTCCCGCACACGGCTCAAAGAAAGAGCTATAGGGGAGGACGTTCCCCCGCAGGGGGAGAACAGCCTCTAGTGGGGTGGGGTAGAGGTCTCTAGGGTTTCTTTCGTAATCAGACCTTTTACCCAATCAATCCCACCCCACAATTATGTTTCCCTGCATCAGGTATGTAAGGTTACTAACAAGGGTTGAAAGCTCGTCGCCTCCACGGTAGTAGGGGCCACGTTTGCAGATATAGAGCGAATAGAGTTCTTCGGGCATGTTTTTCCACAAGGCGCAGAAAGCTTCCCAGTAGTGTTCCATACGGATAGAGACTTGAATTTTACGTTTATTCCCGTCCTCGTCCACATCTACCTTATCCCAAACAGAAATGGTGGAGCAGTCTCGATAATCAAACTCTGGTTTCTTCTCAAACCCCAAAGTGGCCAAGACCCACTCTGCCCCACGGACGTCCCTCACTGCAAAATCCCAGTCACTCTCTGCGGTAGACATATTGTGAAACTTACGGGAGCCATACAGAAGAGGAAACCCCAGTGGGGTCGTGGCAAGCTTGGCCTCAAACTCTTGTCGAAACGTTGTATCATCCATTTTTAATCCCCAATACATGTGGAAACGCGGGAAGCAGCGCCTCTCTGATTTTACGTGCAAGGACGACGTGCTCCCATCTAAAAGTTTGCTCTTGCATATTCACCAAAAACCCTTCTTGCTTCTGCATCATAAGCTAATGCTGCTTCCTTTTCGTCTGTAAAAGTTCCAAGATGCAACTTGGAAAAGCCATTCCACAAAGTTGCTCGCCATTTCCCACTAGTTTTGATCTTGTGGACCCCTTTATAAGCAGAACTAGTGTTTTTCTGTGAGGTCTTGTTCCACATGTTTTGTTGGTGCGTCACATCTCGTAGGTTGTTAATCCGATTATCAGACTTTACTCCGTTCTCGTGGTCAATCTCCCCAACAGGCCAAAAACCTGTGTGGAGGAACCAAGCAACCCTATGACAAAAATAAAACTTTCTGTTCAACCTAAAGAACAAATAACCTTTACTATGTTTTGTCCCAATGATCTGACCTATCGAGATGTTTTTATTGACCCTCTCTTTCCAAATCAAAACCCCGGTATTCGGCTCATACCTTATACAATCTTCAAGTCTCCACATTAACAGTATTTCCTAGAACACGGGGAAAAGCGGGTAGGAGAGCTTCCCTAATCTTGTTAGCAAGGATTTGGTGTTCTAGTTGTGTCCCGTTTCCTTCCCTTACATCCAAATAGTGCATCCAAGAACGTAGGCTGCCCTTCATGTAGAGACGAGACATAGTAAGCCCCTCAGGGAGAATTACGCGGGCACATTCCTTAGCCACGTCGATTGCACGAAGGGCTTTATACGCGTCATTGATGTCCTGAATGATAGCTTTTAGGCCAACATTCAATTGGTCCTTTTGCTCGTCAGAGAAAGTGTCAAAACTATTCTGACGATTTTTCTCATCTTGCACACGGAAGTCTCTCTCCGTAAATTCAATCTCGTCTGAATACCTCTGACTAAATTCCTGAAAACGGAAAGAGGTGTGTCGGATCATCTGTCGTGTAATGTCTCGGGGGGCCTCCACTTCCACAATAGCATCGGCCATCTCAAAGATGGACCAGTGATGGTTCTCCATACAATAGTCGAACAACCGACCAATTGGCTTATCTTGAAACTGTGGGTTGCTCACACGGGCACAGTATGCAATCAAACCTTCAGCCCCCTCCTCTTGAAGGGGGATTAGGGGGGTTGTCACCCCCACTAGTTTAGCGGTTAGCTTTGTCAATCAAATCTTCCAGAACAGTTTTGAGGGGGAGGAAGGAGGCGACTAGCGCCTCCACAGTTTCATCTGATTTATCGTTTTGATAACGAGCCACAAGACCATTAGTGTCTTGAAGGGTTTTACGGAGCTTTGTCAATCTCAATTAGTTCACCTGATTAGCCAACAGGTTGTCATTCTTTTTAAGCAACGAGAACCGAGTTCTGCTCCAACCCCCACAATCTTGACACTGAATACGGTGAAACTTCCCAACTGAGCTATAGGCATAGCCACGGAATTGAATGTGCTTACCACCACACTTGGGGCACAGAGGCTCTTCACTCTCAGCAACAATAGACACATTGGGGTGTTTAGTGTCCCAAGGACGCAGCTTCTTGTAAAGCTCCTCTAGCGACAGAACATCGTCAATGTTGTAGAGTTTCATCTCCTCCCAAGCTTCGTCGTTGCCAGCCAAACACTCTTTCCACAGCTCAAAACCGGGGAATTTCTTGTGTCCCCCTTTCTTGACGTTGCAGTTTAGCACCCCGGTCAGATACTCAAGGGAGTTGGAAGGAAACCCAAACTCTCGTTTAGCCACCTTATAAGTGTCAACGGTTTTAACTGGGGCAGGGGGCTTAATCCCGTGGACCACAGCCCTTGCCCGGATTTGTTTGAGGTCAAACTCATCCCCGTTATGGGCCACTACCACATCAGCTTCGTGAAGAAGCTCACATAGGCGCGAAACAATGCGCCGATCATCCTCTTTCCTATTCTCTTCGTAAAAGACCTCACCCTCACCCAACCACTTGGCTGCGAAGGACATAATGTGCCCATGAGACTTCACTTGTTTGGCAGAGATGTTCTCTTTGAAAAACCTCCACACCATCGCAAGCTTCGGCGAGACTTCAATATCTAGTAGCAAAACTTTCAGGGTAGTCTCCAATTCTTGTGGTGCGGGCGTTGACCCAAAATTACTTTAGACATGTTTGCTTGTGTAAGCCCCATTTGGCGACAAAACTCTGCCAACCCGGTAATTAGCACAATATCTCCTTGCGGAGAACGAAGATGGTAAGACTTTTTCAAGGCGTGTTTTACATTATCCTCACGAGACAACCACTCAAGATTGTCAAGCGAATTGTTAAGTTTATTAAGGTCTCTATGATTAACTGTTTCGAGGTTATCAGGGTTAGGTATAAAGTTAAGTGCAAGTAGGCGGTGTATAGAGGAGGTTCGACAGCCGATTTTTGTTGTCAGATACCCAGAGGAGTTTAACCACTGCGAGAGGTATCTCTGACGTTTGTGACTAAAAACTCGACCATCTTCACTTAGGGTGTAATCCACGACCTCATTGCCTAAGAGGTCAATCAAGGTTCCTGCCCCTCCCATCACTAAAAGTCTCAATGTCTAGCAACAGAATTTTCAATAAGTCTCTCCAAATAGTTGATTGTGCAGGGTGAGGTATTGCTCTCTCGCAACCCTCCAATCTACAGGCTTCATTACGGGCAGGTCATACACCGTAATGTCAGGCAAGTTAGGCCAATCTTCCGAGTTTGGCAAGAGGTCTCTCTTTTCCCACGTCACCATAATGTTATCTAGGTCATGCACCTCCGCAGAATGAACCTCTGGCAAGCCGAACTTGGCAGAGATAGCTTTCCAAAAGCCTGCCTCAACTTCACTGAATTGTGGGATCATTCGTTTTACGGGGCGAATTAAGTCCCCCACAAAAGCCTCTGTAGCATCGTGCAGAAGAAACTCTTTTGCCACTTGAGGGGTGAAATGTTTGAGGGCAAAGTTTGCACCAAGGACGCAATGTTGAGCAACACTATAGAAATCGTCACAGTGACCATTGAAACGACACTGCTTAGAGATAGAGTTGGCAATATCCCCCAAACTAATCTGCTCGGGGCGGGGGTTCATAACACTGACTCTGCGCCCACTAAAGGTTTGAAGCCAACAATCTTTCCCCCCTTTGTCGATAAGAACCCCCTCATCATTGATGTCAGGACGGTTTTGCGCGATCATCTTGCCCAACCTTTCTTGCCTCATACGACAAAAGGAACATCACACAACAAGCTGCGTGGGACAGGTGAGAGAATCCAGTCTCTTCATCTTTATCCTTACCCCACCACCACGCCCAAAGGTGCCGTTGAAGCGCACTAAATACCCGTCCCCAAGACATACCAGCTTCCCAATTTCTTGGGGCGTATTTGCGGGCACCAAATTCTAGCACTTTGGCCACCTCTTCAAGCAACTCTGGTGCAATCAGATGGTAGGGGGCTTTACCCCCATCATCTTTTCTCCCTGCCTCAGCCATTCAGAGATTCCTCTTTGTAATCGTCATCAGTGAATACCATGCCATGAGTGACAAGCTCTTTAACACGTTTGGTGCCTACACGCTTGGTCAAAGCTGTAATTTGGGCCATCTGAAGACGTTCTTCTTTAGTAAAGGAGTTGGCATATTCTTCTGCCACATGCTTGCCTTGATCTTCATACAAGTTGAAGAACATCACAGCCCGGTTATACACTTGCAGGGGGCGATGGGCGATGTCAACGAAGCGATTAAATTCAGTCATTGTTTTCTTTCTTTGATTGTGAACGGGTCATCCGTTCTTCAGATGATTTTTTATTGTGGCAGGTAGAACAGAGTAGCTGAAGGTTAGACTCTTCACAGAAGAGGTTGTTCACGAAGTCGTCCCAACCAGTGAATCCAGTGGTGGGGTCAACAACAGGTTGAACGTGGTCACAGAAGACATGCTTCTTACGTTTACCATCTACTACGATGGAGTTAGTGACCTCTTGTCCACACCCATTACATAGGTAGTAGCCACGCCTAGTTCTCGCGTTCTTAATAGTCTCAGAGATTGGCTTCCACCAACGAGAGGCCCTCCGAAGATGGCCCTTAACAAAGGCAACATATTGAGCCTCAGTCATGGTGCCAGAGGCACGGGTTTTAGGGGGTTTAGCCAGCCTGCCCCTCCAATTCAGCTTTCAACTTTTCTAGGGTTTTCTTCTTACGCTCCAAGGCCTTTTCTTCCTTCAAAGCCTTTGATGCAGCAGCGGCTGCCTCTCGTTTTCTCTTACTCTCTATTTGTTTTCTCCCCGCCTCTTCCAAATCTTTAAGCAACTCTTCCAAGCTGGGAGAATAGGGAACCACTTCTTCTACAATCATTAAGTTCACTTTATGTAGTGGGTGGGCCGCTGGCAGGAGATACTTAAAAGCAAGGGCGTCTCGAATACGCTTAAGCTCCTCATCCGTAACCTCTTGCCAATCAATACCTTCACCCAACATTGTACGAGTGGAATCACTATCGTAGTCGTAGGTGTAGTCAACTTTTAGAATCTTAATCTTTTTCAGCCCCAACAGACATCCTCCAATGTGTCTAAGTTAATATCAACGGATTGGCCGATGTCAAGGCAGATAAACCTTGTATCACCAATCACCATGTCAACTGGCTTGTGCCAATGCCCAAAAATCCACAACTTAGGCTTATGGAGGTGGAACATTTGACCAAGACGAAAACCAGTTCTAGTATTCACTTTCCCACCAAATGCGGGATTAAGGAGATTAGCTTTCTCAATAATCTGCATTGGACAATCATGTGTTACCATGATACGCGGCTTAAAGCGTGTGTAGAGGTCTTTGTATAGGGAGAACTCTGCGGTGGAACACTCTTCATCGTGCCACCAGTTCTTACCCTCTTCTCTAAAGGCATAGTCAATAGACCAAGCCCCACCAACATACATCAGGTTATTTTGGTGGTCATACGAACCATCAGGAATGAAGTTTTCCATACGAAGGGCCGTCATCTTATCGTCATGGTTTCCTCGAATGAAACGGTGCTGTAGGTTTTCTTTCCCCCAAGCTTCCATACGATCATCCGTGAAGGTGTCAAACCCAACACCATAATCACCCACTTGGACGGAGGTTTCAGCATCTTCAATGATCCGCTGATACCATCCAAAATCTCCGTGAATATCTCCCACAAACCTCACAATTTTGCTGGGGGTTTCCATTTTACTTTGTTCCCTTCTTCATCCAACTCTCTAATCATCCACAGCAAGTCTGCTTGCTCTCGAAATTTTTCCTTCCAATTGTCACCGTGGTGTTTAACATAAAGCTCCCCCACCAACTCATAGCACTGACGCGACGAGACAGCGTTTTTAAGGAGGTTGTAGGCAAAGGCTGGACCTCTCCCCTTAATACCCCCAACGTTGTCTACAGTGTCCCCTACGAGCATTTGGTAGTAGAAGAACTTATCCCCCGTCCCAAAGATTTTATGGGGTTTGGCCCGACCCTTGGTGTCAACTTCACCAGCATTCTTGTGGATCAGTTGGCCAAGGGGCTCCACAAAGATTGGCCCAATTGAGGCTTGTTTTGCCACCTCCCACGAGTAGTGGTTGCCGGGGCACTGACGAACGTCTTTATCACGAGAGCAAATGATTGTATCGTGTTTTCCCTCTTTCCAACGGGAATACTGATGAATGCACATGGCATCATCAGCCTCTAGCCCATCTTCATTGATAGAGGTTTCATAGGCCCCCATAATGTGTGAAAGAAGGTTGTAGAAGTGGAAAGGCTTCTCAGCTTTCCTCGTCCCCTTGTATTCCTTTTCTTTTGCTGCTTCCACCCGAAAGTTTTCTACATAGGGTTTGGGGGCAACATCTTCTCGGGCACGTTGCTTATTTTTCTCCTTGTTGATTCTTCGGGTGTTGGTGAGGAACATGAGGGGGGGCTCAGTGGCCCCCACCTCGTCACAGATCAAAGCTAGTTTCTTTTCTAGCAAGTCTTGAGTGAAGTCCCACGAGGCTGGGGTGATTTTACCATCCTCCTCTTGTTGCGAAGAGAACCCGACCTCGTATAAAATGACATCAGAATCTAGAAGGGGGCGCATTACCAACGCTCTTCTTCCTCGGCGTCGGGGGCAGGGGCAGGGGCAGCCTTGGGAGCAGGCTGCTCTTTAGGTGCAGGTTTAGCCTTCCCGCCGAGAAGAGCCTCCAACTTAGAACCGGGGAAGTCTACGGCATCTTTAATCTTGTTCTGAATCCATTCAGGGAAGCCGTTGAACTTCTCAAGGTTGGGTTCGTAGAAGTCAAACACCACAGAAGGGTTTTTCAACTCGGGAGCTTTGGCAGCTTCTCGTTCTCGCATAGACGACACAGAAGAAACTCGATCATAGAAACGATCTTCAAACCCCGGACGCTTGTCTTGCTCGTTGATGATTGTAACCATACACGGGGCACCAACCAACTCAGCCCAGTCACCATTGGCTGCTTTAGTAGGGTCGAGAGCTGCGTAGCGTTTGGTAGAGACAGCCAAATCAGCTTTCAACGAGAGAAACTTGAACTCCTCGGAAATCCAACGGGGGGCGTCCTCACGATCATTTCCATCCTCATCCTTCATAAACTCATCCAAGAGTTCGTAGGTGACACGGATCATCATGGCAGGGGGCTTCTCGTCCCCCTTATAGGGGCGTTGTTTCTGAGTCCCAAGGCCAACCACCTGAACAAGGCGGGCAGGGTAGGTGCCCGGAGCAACAGGGTCAGGACGTTTGCTGTTGGAGGAGTTGGAAGAGGGCACTTTGTTAGCGTTAAGCATTTATGTTCCTTAATGGATAGATGAGTATCTAGGGCCGAACTGAGTTTCAATCCCAAGTTTTACGTTCAAGTTTAGTTTGCTGTTCACACGATCAATGGCGTCTTTAAGGAGCTTCGTAGCTTCTTCTCTATGTCCAATCTTAACACATTGGATGATCTCGTCGTGGAACTGTGCAGTGAGTTGTGGTCTAACTTTTCTCACTTCCCTCACCCAACTATCAAAACAGAACACACCAGTGCCCTGATTGAGTGTAGAGAAGCGGTCTTTTTCTGCACGAAGAGAATACCAAAACTTAGAGACTGGGTTGAACAACCACATCTGTCCGTTAATTGTCTTGGTTTTACACTCATCGGCAATCTGTCTTACAGCCCAATTACGTTTCCAATAGGCTTCAAGAAGCCGTTTGGCTTCTTTAGTGTCTACCTTCAACTCACGGGCCAACTTCGCAGCCCCCACACCGTATGTCGCAGAATACACGGTAGTCTTACCTTTATGTCTGGCGATTTTAATGCGAGAGATTAAGGCTTTCTGCTTTTCTGGGGGCAACGCCTTCATTTCTTCAAGAGTCATTGTGGAAATCCAAATAGTCTGCTGCTGCCCTTAAAATCTCTGGGCTATCTTGTAACAACCCGATACCTCGATTACAGTTGTGGCATAAAAGTGCTCTAGCTTTACCTGTTGTGTGGCAATGGTCGAGATTTAACCCTGACACATGATCCTCCCTCATCTTAAAAGGTGTGATCTTGCAGATGGCGCATTTCCACCCTTGCTCATCTAATTTTTCTTGCACCCACCTTAGCCCAACCTTATATCTTCTCTGGTAGTGCTTATCAGAATTGACTTGTTTTCTGCATGAGATACTACAGTAAAGGTGACTGGGGCTTTGTGGGGCAAACTGTTTTCCACACCACCCACAAGCCTTTTCTTTAAACCCCTTTTGAGGGTATTTAGAAGGTGTGGCGGTCATGGGCTTAACAATTAAGGGGGTTGTTGCGAAACCCGTTAGTGGGGTTGGGTCTGATACCATTTATAAAAGTCTGCCTCATCTTGCGTAATCAAATCAGCCATTACACACATTTCAATATGGGGGTCGTAACCCGGAGTATTTTTCTCTTCGACGTATCTTGGGTCTAGTGTATACACGTAGTGGTCCCCCGTCTTATTCTCAAGGGCAGCCATATCAGTCCCAGCCAACTCATAGCCCTCAGGGGCTACAAGACACCCCCTGACCTCTTCACCGTAGGGCTTATTCACACCGGGGAGATTTACAACCTCTGTGTGCTTAAAGCGGAGGGTGTTAGTCAGCCCTTGGATTCTGGCCTTGACCCACCCATCTTCCGACATGTTTTCGAGGAATCCACGAAGAATACCAAGTCGGTGTCGGACCACAGATAGTCCCTGAAGTTCCAAGATGGCAGGGGTTGTTTCTGCCAATTGTAGAACGCTAGGGCACAGATCAGGGGATTGAGGAATCTTGACCTGAGGGATTTTTCTCTCACTCCCATCAGCCTCCTTTTCAAACTTGAATGTTTCTGGTTCCCACCCCAAACTGTATAGCCAATCTTTCACTTGAACTGGGCTATCTGGATTAGGCGGCTCTTCTCCTGTTACTACATATATAGGGAGTGAATGGTTGTTTGTCAAGCCCTGTTCACGTAAATAATTTTGCCACTTAAACCCTTCAACGGACAGAGTTCCATCTTTCTTGAAAGGTTTGGTGGGGGGGTTTTTCAAAACCCTTTTAATCACTTTGGGCATTGCAGCCTTAAGGGACTCAATACGTGGAGCTTGTTCACTCTCTAGCTTCTCAATTGCAGCCTTACACCAATCTACATCAAGCTTCCACCTACTCCTCTCTTGCTCTCTGGCACAATCTGCCTTGAACATGAGGTAGGAAATAATCGGAAGGCTCTCTGCATCGGGGGAGGTGTAGAGCAGACGTAGATAGGCTTTCTGCTTCTCCCAGAGGAGAATGTTAATCTTAACGTCCTCTTCACAACGGTGGACATATTCCTCCAACGTCAGAGAATACCAATCTTTAATCTCCGGCTTCTCCACCCCCAAATCTTGTCCCCACCACTCTAGCCCATGCCTAACCCGGTTAGGGTAGAGATACCACGAAAGGTAGAGGGTGTCGATAATCTTAGCTGTAATCTTGATTTGTAGGACACGCTCTAGTTGAGGAATGTCCCAAGATGAGATGTTATGGCCAACAAGCTCTCTCTGAGAAAGTAGCCATTCCCTCATCTCTTCGTGTGTCGTTAATGACCTAACTTCATCCCCGTCTTGATACGACAAGACGTAGAACTTAGTAGGGAATAGTCCATCTGCCTCGCAATCAAAGACTGGCATCTATTTCACTTAATCTTCCCTGCTTTCTGTAGACGATCCACCGTAGCTGCTTCGTAGTAAGAGACCCCCAAAGTCTTGGCCAACACCGTCAAACGGGAATGCTCTGCATCTCGCCGATGCTCTTCGCGGGTTTTCTCTCGATCCCCCATAATTAGCACCTCGACGGGTCCAAGACAGCCTTCATAAGGGTCACGTTGGGACTCAAACTCTACACTGATGTTCGTCCAGCCAGCAATTTCTGCTTTCTCAACCTGCTCCCAGATTTTAACGAACAAGTCTTCTAGATCATCTTTGTTGTAATAAGGAGAAAGAACCATGTTCTCCCCAAATTGAGCATTAGTTTTAGCTGCCATCTCGCTTACGACGCTCCTTAATATAGGAGGTGCCCCACAAATCACACTCATCAAGAATGGCAAGATACCAATCTAGCCACACACGTTCCCCGTTAATCATCTTAGTTGGGAACAATGCAAAGCGGTATTCAATCTTTTCTCTCATATCTCTTCTTCATATTTTGGAAATACCGACAGAACAATTCAACCTCTTCAACCTTCACCTCAACCTCTTTACCACTGTCGGTGTATAGTAGAACACCGTGAGTGGTGGGGTGGAGGGTAGTTTCTCCAATCTTTGTGGTCATTTTCTTTTCCTAAAACGGCAAAACAGAAGTTTTACCAGCTCAACGACAAGGCTCATAGAGACGTGGCCAAGGAGAAAACCTGCGGCAAAAGCTGTAACTTCATTAAATGCCCCCATTTTTCACCCCCTTTTTGAAGGATCGGGTGATCTCTCTCACTCTCCACTCTTTAAGCCCAGCCACCTTAGAGGCTTCTCTGGTGGTGTAGCCTAGACGATAACGGTTGTCTACGATTTTTTCATCCTTCTCATCTAAATTCTTTGTGGGCAACGGCTCTTCTCTACCCCACCCATCAGAAATTTCAAGCTCAAGGATGTCTACAAAGGTTTGTCGCTCTCGCCATTTCACCGCTGCAAGCGCATCCATGATTTGTCTATTCATCCACCCTTTCATTGTCCCTCTACTGGGGTCAAACTTATCAATCCGACGAAAGGCTTTTAGGAAAGCCTCTTGAATAACGTCCTCTGCCATTTGGTAGTTAAGGCAGAACCGTCTGGTGCGGCGGACTAGGTAATCTTTGTCTTCGTAGAGCTTTAGAAGCTCATCCATTGCTTTCATAGCTCTGCAAATTTCCCCGTTTCTCTGTTCCAAAAAATCTGGAACTTCTCACTTAGCCCAAACTCTCGGTCTTCAAGGATTCGAATATTACGAATATTCCTTACTTCCTCTGGCAATTCGGGGTCTTTATTCCCTTCGAGGCCAATCATCAAGTTTGCGGAACGCATCATCGCCCGAGAACCTGCAAATTGCGAAGAAAGCACATCACCCCCCATTTCGTGAGGGCAATTCCCCAAACCAATATACTTACCAGATTTGTATTTGGCTGTTCGTTGATCTGCCGAAATGTTCCCTTCAGGGGCTTTCAAGTGGCAGAACATAAAGACGACAATACCAAGGTCAAGAGACATGGCAGAAATATCCTGAGCAATCCCTTGCAACATCGTATTAGCTTCCCCCGAATTGACACCGTTAGTCAAGTTGGTAATGGGGTCAATGAAGTGGGCTTTAGCCCCCCACTCTGCTGCGGACACCATGTCCTTCTTTAGGCTTTCCCACCCCATGTGCTGATAGAGGTTGAGAACAGCGAGATTAGGACGAAGAAGCTTGCCTGCACGATCATAGGCATCATAATCAAATTCCTTTTCTGGGTCATGGAAGATTTTCCCCTCCAATTTCCCGGCCAGCAGTTTATAGGTTTTGGAATTAGCCTCTTCGGGAGAGGCCATAAACACCTTGACACCATGGTTTTTGATAAAATGGGCTGCAATTTCGTTGCGGAACTCACTCTTACCCATCTTTCGTTGTGTTAAAGTGTGGTCGTTAATCACACCCCAATGTTTTACATTGCTGCATATCCCTATGCAGACCAGACTATATCATCACCCCTAAAAGGGTGCTGTGCGCTTCGGAGGACTTCCCCCTACTCCCTCACGGGATAGTCGTTGCACCTTCCCTAACACGACCCACTAAGGGTTCTTAGGGCTTGGCTCAGGATTGCCTGTTCTAGGGTTCCCCTGAGTTCACACAGTTTTTAGACAGGCTCTCACCTGAATGGGGCTAAACCAACCCCCGCCCCAACATAAACAGTTTCTCCATAGCGGATGCCACGGGTAGCTTTATTCATGTGAGGGAATGGCCAAGACAGCTCACCAAATTTGGCAGGCTCTCTTGCCTTATCGTGAATGGCCTCTCCGAACACCAGAGAGGTGTTTTTAGGGGCCTCTGCCCTAAAGGCTAGGGCGTTATAGGCAGCCTTAGCAACACCCTTCAGGAGGGCCTCATTGGCGTCCTTAACAGGTAGTGTGACAGCTTTGGCATTAGAGAGAACAAGCATCCCCTCTTTCACTGCCCGCTTCCCAGCATCATCATCATCGAAGCACAAGATGACATCTTTGAAAAGCTTACGGATGTCTTCTGCATGTCGTGTCAAAACCTTTTTGGCACTAGCTGACCCATGAGGGAGAGATACGACAGCGGGGGTGTAGGCAGGGTCTCCGTGCATTTCGTAAATACGATCTACAGAAGCCATGTCTTCTGGCCCCTCAGTGATGATTAGTCGATAGGCCCCAGATGATTTAGCATTTTGCCAGTTGAGGAGGTCAGCCCCCTTAGTCTCCCCAATGTTAAAGGGGGAGAAGGATTTGTCTACACTTTTTACATGATAGCCCGTAAGCTTCCCCTCTTTTGTCACTGGCCAGTAGATTGCTGTGGGTGTCACCCCGTCCTTCTCAGACATTGAGGTGTAGGCACCGAACTTATTTAGTGTGGAAGCCCTAAGCTTACGTTGAGGAATATCCACCGTGGGAAACCCCTCCACCTCAGCAATCTCTGCTTGGATTTCTAGTTCTGTTTTCTCCCGCTTTTTGGGGAGGTCTTCTAGGACTTTTTCTTCTCCGTATGGATGTGCCACTTTCGTGTGACAAGAGAAACAGAAACCATCTACACGTCCATCGTCTTGGGCAAATACTTTAAGCCCCTTCTTAGTGCCACAACTATGCGGCAACGCGTCAATCTGTGTTCCCATTACAACCAATCTTCTAATTTTTTAAGTTCTACATACAGGGGAAATGCTTGTCTAAGCATATTTAGGGGGACTCTTGAGCGAGGAGTGAAGACTCGACAGAGGGCGGGGTTGGTGGGGTGGTCTTCTGTCTCGACAATATCCCCCACGTTAAGTCCCTCACCCTTTCCCCAATCCACCCATGCTTTATAGTCCCAAGTGTTAGATGGCTGGAATGTTGCTAAAGCCATTCATCAAGCTCCTCAATTTCAAAAGGTGTCAGGTAAGTTTTGAGCACGGATTTATCTACATATTGCCTAAACCCCCTATCTGTAACCATCCAGTATTTCCCCTTTTCGTCTAGGGGTTCTACATAATACACCTGTCCCTCGGTGAAGAAGTGGCCAACGTCCCGAATTGCAATATAAGGGGTTAGAGCCATTCTTCCAACCCCCTACTCTCGTATACAGGCATCAAGTCTGTATTCCAATACATTCGCTCCTCCCCTGTAGGAACTTTAACAATGATGGTGTATCTGTTCTCACCTATGTGGAGGAGAATACTTGAGTCTGTCCAATTATGTCTGTCCTTCCACTGCTGGGACATTTTGACGTGTGGGGCGAAAACATATCCAACTAGAGCCATTCATCAAGTCCTTTTACACGTTCAAGGCTTACAACCAAATCTAGAACGTCTGCTAAGTCTGGGAATGCCTCCCAACCTTCTCCCTCATAAACATCTCCCATCAAGTTTTCAAGTTCCCATTCTTCTGCGAAGCCAAAGCTTCGCATGGCCTTGGCAGCTCTTTTCCACTTCAAATAATTCAGGTTAACTGGTTCTGTAAGCATGGCCTGCGCTTGTTCGGCTGGGGTGAGGTTAGAAAAATCCTCGTCCTCCATTGCCTCATGCCACAAATAGTCTTCCCAATTTTCCCGCAAATGCTCTGCGAGGCCAAGGGCATTTTTCATAGCCAATCCTTTAGTTTCGTAGGGGGCCAACCAGTAGAGACAACAAGGGACAAGGTTTTCTCCAACAAAGGTGCATAGGTGTAAGAGCGATGGTCGAAGGCATCCTCGAACTGATCCATACTTACATACACATCGAATGCACCCATCACTTTAGAAAGGTGATACCATTTAAGGCAGTTAAGCAGAGAGATGTCATTAAGTAGGATCAAAGCCTGCTCTGGAACTGGGAGGTGCTTCGGAAAAGGGGTTTCACCAGTTTCCTCGTCTCCCCAAAGATATTCATCCCAGTGGGTCAGGAGGTGTTCAGCTAGTCCAACAAAGTTCACAGCCAATCCTCCAACTGTTCTACTGGAAAAGGGGAAAATCTGCTTGGAAAAAAGCCAAAGGAACGTCCCGTATCATCCTCCACCCATATAATACTTACACCGCCAGACTCACCCTCCTTAACCACCTTATACGCTTTCCCGACAGTGAGGTAGTAGTCAGCCCCACTATTATCGACGCAAATTACAACCACGAATCTAGCTCCTCTACAAAGGGGGTGAGGTCTCGTAGGTAAAACCTATAAGTTATACATCCCCTGATTGAGATTGAGTTTGCCCTCACCTCCCACCAAGCCCCATTCATCCATCTAGTAGGTGGTTCAATCGTCTGGAAAATATCTCCATGACGATCTTTATACAAACCCCCTAGAACACAATCTTTATATCTCATTCTATTTCCTATATAGCTCATCTAAGGGGTTTGTCAAGGGGGTAGAGAAATATTTTTCACAACCATTCGTCCAACTCCTTTGGATTAAGGTAGTGAAGAGCCTGCTCTAGGAAGTTTTTGACCCGTTCAAACCCCTCCTTAGCATACCCTTCCCCCCCCTAGTGCGAATCTATAGTAAGCTTGTGCATCCGCTGGTGGAAGACCGTAATTATTTTTTAGTCTTGTCCACTCAAGGCAGTTAATGTTGTAAGGTTGATCTAGCAAAAGGGCGATAAAATCCGCATCGGACAGGCCCCTAAATTTCTCTGTTTTATAGGGGAACAGACATTCCTTGGGGTTGTTCGCAAAAGCTCCCACATTCATTGAAAAACCCCTGAATTTTTGCTAAAGATGTTGTGATTAACCCCACCCCACTTACGCGAGTAGACAGCGTATTGGATGTTCCGGACACCGCGAATGATCTTCTCTTCGGTTGCAAGGGGGGCAAACACTTGCCAATAATCCCCCAACATATTCTTGGCAAAGGGCAAGAACCCCAAGAGAGAAGACTGGGCAATCACCTCCGTGGGGTCAGATACACCAGAAGCCCACACCTTAAGTTGGTGGAGGGCTTTAGCCCAAATAGTGATCTTGTCGAAATCATCTGTGCTTTCCAAGGCACGAAATTCAACCGACCCGTATTTGTGCAGGGCTGTCAGGTTGATTGACGCATAACGGAGGTCGTCGTTACGAAAGCGGGACAAATCCCCCTCCTCAATTGCCTTGGCAATCTCGTCCATGAGCCACGAGGCGTCAGACAAACGGAGACAGAAGTGGTTCCCACGACGAGATTCCTCGCAGTATGACAGGAACACTTCTTCCAGAACACAGTAGGCGGTGATGAAGCTCACCAGTTGGTTTGGTGTCAGGTCTTGCACGTTGACGTGAACGTGAATGCCTGCCCGATGGCTCTTGTAGAAGGTGGTGCCGTGGGAGTTGAAAGCTTTCTCAAGCTCGTTGAGAGCTTTCGTAATGTTTTTCACTTCCACTGGCTTTTGGAGGACATACTCCGCACTTTCCCCACGGAGAGAACCATCGGCCTCTTTTGTCCAGTATTTAGAGACAGCCTCTCCCGAAGGGAGACTCTTTCCCTCCATCTCGATTTCAATGCCAACATCCCCCGTGGTGGGAGGAAGACGGAAAAGAGATTGAACGTTCATTTTACATCCCTGCGCTAAGTTTCAGGCTTTCGCCCAAGAAGAACATTTTATCATCCAAGATGGGAAGAGAGTCAACAACCCGCCCCACCCTATGACCTCTGTAGAAGATTTCCTCGCCCTTCAATCCAAAGTCTCGGCTGAAGGCAACAGAGGGACGGTCCTTGGAGAGCCGTAGAGCGGCCCCCCATGAGGGGTAGGTGTTGAAGATGGGTTGGACAAGGTGCTTAAAGGAGAAGCCCCCAGCAGCCTCCCCCGTGACCACCAGAGCCTCATTGGAGAGGCCTTGGCGGGGACGACGCACAGGCTTTCGACAAGTGAACACCATGCCGCCCCCATCTGGCAGGTTAACAAACCCGAGAGGAACTGGGTTGAGATTAACCTTGTTCAGCTTAACTGTCTTACGCCCCGCCCGAGGGCCGTAGATTTCACCAATGCAGATGAAATCCCCATCAGCGTCAATATCCACCTCCCTCACCCAGAATGGGTCTCCTGCTTCGTCACGGATAAGGCTGCTATTCAGTCGTCGTTGGGCATATCCCAGATCGTCATACATTAGACACCTTCACGGTAGAATTTCGGGGGCTTGACAGAGGTGCGGAAAACTGCGCCTACAGCAGCTTCCCACATAGGGATTTTAACCGTATTGCCTGCGGGGTCTTTGGACTCCACGAAATCGGTGCTATCCTTGGCGATAACCTGACGGGCAGTGAGGCCACCCATAAGAACTTTGTCACCAACGTCGGGGTTTTCAATCACCGCCTTGATAGCGTCAATGGTGTTGTGATACACCAGCTTACGCAATGTGGGGTTCATAATCCACTTGTTCGACAACACTCGGTATTCCATGCCATAGTGTTTGGGACGGAAAGCGCCAGCAGCACCATACAGAGAACGACGACGGTCGTCTCGGTCCCACGTCAGGGAGGGGACACCAAGGTAGAGGTCAAGTGCTTTGGTAAGCGCACGACAAGCTTCCAAGTGCCCTTCATCGTTAATGTCCACCCCATTCGTCCAGCCAATGTGAACGTGGCCCGAGGCAGTGCGGAAGGGGGTGTTGACATCGGGACGGGGGTTGGCCGTCTTGGTGTAGGCGTTGAAGTCGGGGGAGCAACCCAGATCAGAGGCTTCCTTGGGTTGGGACTTGATATACTCAAGGCCAAAATCGGCCACAGGTTCAACGAAGATTTCATACCCCGGAACCATGGCGATGATGCCGTCAAGCACCGTAGACATGTTCTCTTCAAACTCCGAATACGAGTCTGCGGGATCAATGTTAAACTCTAGCGCCATACCATCCACTTGGACAGCACCCTTTTTGACGGGGTAGGGCTTATCTTTGGAACCGGGGATGAGCCCATAAGCGGAGGTCAATTGACCAAACTTCTTGACGAAGAACTCGGGGTCAGCACCAATTTTGAAATCGTAGGTTTGGCCGTTCGAAGCAGTGAGTTTCATATCTGTTTTCCTCAGTGATAAGTTTTCATCAGGTCTTGCACGAATCCAGTTTCCATACAGTCTGCACAGAAAAAGGTGTTGGCATCAGTCCATCCAAGTTGGTCATGGGTGGGCCACTCAGGGACGACGTTACAATTGACACAGCCGCAGGACACTTTACCCAGCCATGCGTCTTTCGTCAAAAGCACAGCGGGGTCGTGCCACTTGGCCCATTCAACTGACGTAGGGGCGGGGGAAGTCTTTTTGATTTCCCACAGGAAGTTGTTAAAGGGGCCATCTTTCTTGATGATGCTGTAGCCATCCTTCAGCTTTACAAGGTGGAGGGCACCCCAGTTCACCCACTTGGTGCCATTACGTTCAGCACTCTCTTTCATGTGCTTGGTCGTAAAGAAGCCCTGCCCAGCACTCGAAAGGATTTTGTCCTTAGCAAGCCCCAACATATGAGAAGGGATGTTGATACGAACAAACTCCCCCTTGGGTGTAAATGCAACAGCAGAGGGGATGACGTTGTTCTCGTGAATCTCTTTCACGATCAGGAGGTCTGTTTTTTCTGACGCCTTATCTGTCGGCGTTCTTTCTTGGACAGCCTTCTGAACGGTTTGCCGTTGTGATGTGGGGGTGTAGTCGTAGTTCCAGTCTTCCCAGCCGCCTTGAAATCGCCCACCATAGTTGTTCCCCCCATTCCAAACAACGACCTTTGGGACGAAAGGGGGGATTTTCTCCTCCGTGTGGCTCATCTTGTTAGCAGGGAAGCCAACGTTTGCCTTGGAGGTGAAGGTGTAGAGGGTATCAGTGTTGATCTCAAAGATGGGGTGGATTTCAACATTGTTGCGGCTGGTAGCAACAGCGATCATCCATGACTCGGATGCCCAGAACACCGTTCCATCATTCTTGCTGTAGGCGACAAACAATGGTCGTTTGCTGTTGCGGATCATCTTAAGTTCTTTCGTGACCTTATCATACCACGTTAGAGCCAAAGCACCATCAGCATCTTTCCACACTTGTTTGATGTCACCAGTGTGATTGAGATGGGAATAAACAATCTTACTATCCACATCGTATTTATCGAAGTCGTGGAACTCTTTGAGGGAATCCATTTGAAGGGTGCCGTTATGTGCCCCCACCAGATTCTCGAACTCAAAGGGGTGGGCGTTATCTGTGTTGATAAGCCCTTGCGTGGCAAAGCGGTTATGCCCAAGCAAAATATCTGCAAACCCTTGGACAATCACTCCCTTCTTTCCGTAGCTGTAAAACAGTTCGGAAGCACCTCCAACTTCTTTCAACACTTCCACAGCGGGATCATGCCAAGCCTGCTTGATGATCGCCGCCCCAGTGCTATCTTCACCTCGGAGGGTGTCAAGGATAAGAAGAGTGTGGAACACCTTCTCCTCTTGCATCGACAGGTTCTTACCTGCTACGCCAACCAGCCCACACATCACTTAATCTCCATAAGTTTTTCAATGTATTCAAAGAACAGGCATTGGCACTCATGCGCAATACCTACATACTCAGGGTGAGGCTGGAAACACAACGACCGAGTGGCTGGATAGAACAGGGCTTCCACGTCGGGGCTTTGGTTCCCAACCTCTTGCTTGTCTGCCCCCTGCTTGGATTGGCAGATGTCAGCGACGAGGAGAAGGGTGGCGTCAGGGCCGGGGATCATCATCTGATGGTGTGTCGAGGTGACAATGACATCCTTATCCGTAAGGAGGCACGTCGCAGGGTGGAGACGACCAGTGGCGTGTTCGGTGACATGCTGCCACATCTTGCCGCCATTCATTACATTCAGGAATTGTCCACCACGACAAATCCCTGCAAAAGCTGGACCACCCTTCTCCCGGTTATAGACAGTGGCCTCTCGTGCATCCCTGCTAGGGTCTGAACGAGTGGCAGGGTGTTTCGCTTCCCCGTAATATGAGGGGTCAACATCAGACCCCCCAGTGAATACAATCAGATCGGCGTCCCCGTCATTCTCGACGACAGACCAACCTCTTTTCATAAACATTTGACGAACTTGAAAGTCAAGTCCAACGATTGCCACCTTAGGCATAAATTCGCTCCTTGATTTGTTTGATGATGTCAGAGAGGTCTGGGACATCTGCAATAATAAAACCCTCTTGGGACTTCTTACGGAAGATGTTGTGGTCACATTGGACCACGAGGCGACGGGGTTTCAGGGTTTTCATCCAAGAGAAGAAGGCGTCTGAGCGCCGTTCACCCCAAGTGTTTGCCCCAACATTGCCAGAGCTGGCGTAACCACACCTCTCTTTGAACGTTTGGAGACGTTTCTCTGGGGTGTTTTCGAGGAAGTTACGATATACTTTCTCATTGGCGTCTTGCAGGTCAAACACTGAGTGTCCGTTATGCAAGCGTTGCAACACCGTCCCACCATCTTTCCCATTAAACAGATGGGCAAAGATAAAGGCCTCGTTCTCAGTGGCCCCAGCTTTCAACAGCTTCTGGTAAGTGGGCCAACGAGCAGTGATCTCTTTGCTGTGGATTTCTGTCGCCCATCGAGAAGCAATCAGGGCCAACAACACAAGGTTGTTGGGATGGTCAGTTGACAGCAGGAGCCCCACCTCCAAGATATTGGAGACATCTTTCTCCAAAAAGATGTCCGCAAAGGGAGAACGATTAAGAAGCCAGTCATAGTAGCGAAGGGCTTCCGTCTCATCCACTTTCAAGGGGGTGATGCCAACACACAGGTGTGTGGTATTTTTGGGGACATACCCACGGTCAGACATCAGGTCGCCATGGCAATACCCCCAGCGAGGGGTGCCAAACTTGGGGCCTGTGTCAGTGTCGTAAATCCACGAGAAGTAGGCATTGTTATTGCCATGACCATTGCACTCTTGCGTGGCCGTCTTTTGGAGGGCCTTCCGTTCCTTAATAAACATGTCTCACACCATGATTGCTTCTTCGGAAACAGCGGGATGGACAAACTTCTTCCACCCACCACGATCTTGTGTCACACCAATAGGTGCAGCCCCATTGGCAATGATGTAGTCAAACGCCTTCGCCATACAGCTTTGACGATATGGACTTGTCTGAGAGGGTGCGCTGTTGATTTCCAACACATACGCATTACCATCCCCATCCACCATCACATCAACAGCCCCAAAATCAAGGGAGCTAAGGAGGAAAGCCTCACGGGAGATACGAATAGCCTTGAGGGGCCATTCATCAAAACGCACGTTATCAAAACGTCCGCCCCGCGCCACATTCCATGCAACATCTTCAGGGTTGCCGGGGGTTTTACGAGCCACCCAAACCACACGTCCTTGGACAAAGGTGACACGATATTCAGCCACCTTGTTGATGTAGTTGGCAGCATACCAACCACCACCACAACGGGCAGCAGCCGCTGCAAGCTCGGCTTGGTTGTTCACCTTGTAGACATGCTTCCCTTGGGCATGTGTCTGAGGACGCACCACAAGGGGCCATACAAGGCCGTTGGCTTCGTCAGCAGGGGTAGGGGCTGAGAACACCGTAAAGGGGCTCAGAGGGGCCTCTCCGGGCCTCTGCGCAGCCATTAGGATGCGACGGAAGCCTGCCTTGTCATTAACCTTGTGAATTGCCCCCGCTGAGTTGACGATGTGGGTGGCATTTACGTTGGTGGTGGTGCCCCAACGAAACACGTAGTTCAAGTTGGGGGGAAGGGGTTTATCATTACGAACCACCTTATCAAGAAAAGCTGCTTGCTCCACAACGTGTTTCGTTGCTCGTCCCAGCTTAGGGCGACGGAGAATGATATTAGTCATAGCCAATCCTCTAGTTGTGTGTGCGTTATTGGGGTTAGGTAGTTGGGAATTTCTTTGTGAGGGAGCCTTCACCATTGTTCCTACATATATCTCATCTCCTCACACCCTAAAAAATATTTTCTCCTGCCCCTTGACAAAGGGAGAAAACAACCTATATATGTTTAGGGGGTTAAAAATTAGTCCCAATAATAAACATTATTAAGACTATTACATAGGTAGTCTCCTAAACTATTAGGTTGGAGATACATCCATGCAATCACTTCTTCCCCGTTGACATCAACCTTCACCTCTTGTCGTTGATACCAGTTGGGGTGTCCCTCCAACCGATCAATACTGATGATGTCTTCATCCACTTCCCACACTTCCCCCCTTACAGGGAGGGCCTTGGCAGATTGACTTGCGACAGCCACAGGAAACCCTCGATTGTAGAGGAGGTAGGTGTCTTTCGTCACCCCCTCCCCCAACAAGGTTGAACGAAGAAGCAGACGGTTGTTGTAGTGTCCACTCTTCAGCGTTCCATAGACAAACAGTTTCATAGCCAGTCCTCTAGCCTTTTGGGTTGACACAGTTGAAGCACCCCTAAAAAGAAGGCACCAACACTCTCACATCTTTTACCTTCATGGTAATCCCTTATCAAGTCTTGAGGGATAAACTTTTCAAGCCAATCCCACCTGAGTCCCATAATATTTTCTTGGTTCTCAAGAACTTTCTCTGCTACTTCCACCGCAGACAGCTCACGAAAAGCGCCCCAGTGTATAGGACGATTTTGTTCCCACTCTTCAATCCATCTGGCAGGGTTTTTCAAAGCCATAGGTCAAGACTCCCAAAATATTCCATTATGGAGGGGTAGAGGGGGTGGTTCGGAGGAGCTTTGGTGAGTTTTGATTCGTCGTAATCAACACTCCCGATATTAACGTCTGAATCGAACCAGTTGCAGGTTACAAGGTGGTCCACCACCTTGGTGACTACCGCAATGTATGCGTTGGTGCTGCCCCACTTTAGGCATACAATATCACCTACCTCAAACATTTTGGAACCTCGTAATTAACCCAACTCCCCCTCACTTTCCTGAGGATACACATGTCCTCAAGATGGACAAGAGACAGCACGGGGTTATTGATCTCTTCCTTCACCTCTTTCCATGTCCCATAGACATGGCATGTCACCCCTTCAGAAGGGATGACGATTAGCCAATCTTCGTTTTTCGTATTCATGTTGGGCCTCTTGCTTAAAGGGGGAGATGAAGACACAACGACGAAGAAGGGGAGAAGAACCTTTGTTAGGCTCTTCTTCATACACCCTCCAAATGTCATCTGACAACTCAAGAGAAAACTGTTTCACGTCAAACCTCTCTATATCCGGTTAGTTCCTTGAACTTCCTTCGTTCTTCTCTGTATTCTGGGGTGTTTACTAGCACTCCCTTTTGGACTAGTCCAGAGGCCCATTTCCTAATGTGTTGTAGTTTAGCCTCTTGGGACAGGGATTCTTTATAGACCTCTGGGTAGACCTCTTTCAGAAATTCCCTGCTACGTGTATATATCTCAGCCTGTGTGGCTGCACTTTCACGCTGATACCTCTCCATGACGAGGCGCACAACCCTTTCGGCAAGGGTCTCTAGGAGTGGACCACCACAACCTCCCGACACAACGCCTTTTTGGGCTGGAAGAGTGTAAAATTTCCGTTCGAAGCGGGCTTTTAGGAGGCGCATACCTTCAATTTCCGCATAGAGTTTGGAGATTTGTGAGTCCGTGAGGTCATCCATCCCCACAGGAGTAGGGTCAGGGAACTCTTCCATCTAACACCTGATGTATGTGGTTGCCTGCACGGCCTTAACACCGATAAGCGCCAATATTTTCGCGGACGGGGGTGTTTCACCCATGCTCATTTCTCATCCTCGTTTCTCCTCACAAATTGTCACCCCATAGAAAGCTGCTTGCTCTCCACTAAGGTAGTGGATGTCAGTAGTTTTAGCTGGCCCCTTTAAGAACCACTCAGCTAGTGCTGGTGGGTATTGAGAAGCCATCATCCTCACCGTCCTGTCATAAATAGTTTTGGGGAGGGGGAGGCCCACTCTCGTAGAGGGGCCATGAAAACCTAGCACAGAATCTTTTGTGACACATGTTGTTGAAGAGGCAAGCAAAAGGGTGCAAGCAGATAAACATGTGCCTGAAATGACAACAACCTCCCCCGATTTCTCAAGGGAGGTTGCCATGGAAATGTATTTATCAACCTCCCCTCCTACGTCATAGGTGACTACCTTACCATAAGAGGGGGACGAGAGAAGAGGGAGGAGAAGAAGTGCTTTCATTGTAATAGCCAAAATGGTGGGTGTGGCAGGACTCGAACCCGCATACTCCAATTACTTATTTAACGTCCGCTTAGAAGGCGGTTAAGATACACACCCGAAAGGTTACATCAGTCCAGCAGCGACCAATGCCTTATAGGCAATCAGCACTTCTGGGTAGCCAAAGATTGCGGCCCAATTGTAGATGTCTACAATGTGGGCGATAGCAGTTACAGCGAAAATACCCGCGAGCCCACACCCAATAGCGAACGGGACGTATTCCGCCCCATCCCCATTGTGTTGGGCTAGAAGCGCCTTAACCTTAAACGCCACCCGAAAGATCGCCAAAGAGGTAATGGCGAATACGATCCCGACAATAATACTTTGAAGCGCAGACATTCGATAAACGAGTGTCAACATATCCAACGCCTGCGGCCCATATTCCGCCGCCGCATCTTTCAACGCCATTGCCACCTCTTTAGCGGCTGTCTCGATAAATTGTTTTTCCATTACCATGTCCCATTATAGACAGTATCAACACTAATGCGGTATTGAGTGGGTTTACCCGCACCAGAACTAAGCTCTTCCCAGAACTTAAGTCTTTCTTTTGCTTGCTCTAGGGTTAGCTTTAGGTTTAGCCAATCCCAGTTTGTCCAACCATACTCCCAATCATCCGGATGAAAACATCCGTCATAGCAACGACGCTTAGAACCCTCTGTGGGGGTCAACGTTTGCTTTCTGTGTTCAATCATGTAGTAAGTCACTGCTTCTTGTTCTTTTTGTGTAAGCTCACCAAAGGGGGTCATTTGCCCACTTCCACAGGTTTGGAGGGGTTGACGTTGTATGTGCTGCTGATGTGTGCTTTAGATACGCCGTTAAGATGCCAAGCGTATGCGGGACCCCCCTTGCCAAGACGCATGTAAGCGTATGTGTCATCTACCGCAATACACGTCCATTTGTCGCCATATTTATCCGCATACGTCTTGCCGACTTCTAGGATGGCGGATTTGATGCGGTAGGTGAAATCTGGATTCCATGTTGGCCGATCTACTTTCAACCAACCTTTCCCGGCATCATACTCAATCACTCCCCCATCCACCCACGCGGTCAACAGTTCCAGTTTCTCATCGCGGGTTAGTTTGCTAAATGCCTTCATTTGTCCACCCCTTTCCAGATTTTCCACCCAACATAAACTGGCAATGCAGCCATCACCCCACCAAAGATCATCACAATGATAATCGGAAATGTTGCGATTGCCACAATGAACCAACCCACAAAGCTGAGTCCCAATAGAACCTGAACCAGCATCTCTCTAAGGTCTTCATCCACCACTTTTTACCCCCAATAACTTCGTCACCATCTTCAAGCCCAGTTTGGCAATGTGCTGCGGTTTCCAGTAATGACGGCGGATTAGGTCCGGGGTGTGAATACCTTTGCCATCCGATTTCCAGAGGTATGACGTATTGTCGTTAAAGTCAAAGAACTCACGGTCAAATTTCCGCACCTTGAAAACATCGCCATTGGCGGTTTCGTATCGCTTTCCAGCTTTCAGTTCCATTTCTTAGCCCTCTCTTCCTCAATGATCTCCAGAAAAAGCGTGTTCCTCTTCCAGCGTAATTCGAGGGAGAGTGTTGCGTCTCCCCTCCGCCCGGCAGATGCAACCTCCAAAACAAGCTCCCAAAATCGCACCTTCTTTTCATCGAGTTGCATTTTCCACCTTCTTTTTCAGGGCGTCAATTCCTTGTTCTGTGTCAGCCTCACCAACAAAATTGGTGAAGATACGAGAGGAACCATCATCTGCCCAGCGTGTCACCTCTGACTTCAACAGCCAACGGCCATCCCCAAGACGTTGTTTAACGTATTGGGTTCGGATCAATTTTTTATACATTTGGCCCCCTCTTACGAAGAAAAGAAAACATGGTATCCTCCGATGTGCGTCCTGTCATCAGGACATTGGTGGTGAAAAAGAGACACCCGAAGGTGTCACTTGTTTCCCTTTTCTTTCTATTTGACCAACGCCCGCACAATTGCCGACATCAGAGATCGGGCAGGGACTCCTGATACCCCTTGAGTTTCACAATGCGGCACCGAAAGGTTCGTAAAACCGGGGGAGATTGAGTAGTGTGCATTGGGGAAAATGTGTTGACACACCGTTATTGCAAGGTCAACAGACTCATCTTCAATGGCGGACTGGGCGTCCTCCCAAACCCCACCGAAAATCTCTGCCCAATCCTCGTTCCAGTTTTTCCCACCCTCAATTTCTGCTGACACAATACTCAGATAGCATGGGTCGGAACGAAACTCAATCAGCTTATTCCGTTCTTCCATCAGAGACTCAATCCGCTTGATCGTCTCTGTGTAGTGGGGAGAGAAACCTCTCACAGCACCAAACTCTTCATAAAGAACCCCATCAAGAGATTCCTGAAGACGGTAGATCTTTTCCTCAATCTTTTTGAGACTCTCCATTTTCACACCTTACGTGGGGGCAAGAGGCGATAGATCAACACTGACCCAGCCGCAATGATTTGTTGAAAATTGCGCAGGTGTTTCACCTGCACGTAGTCCCAATCTGTCCGTTGGACACGCCGCCCATCAGGCAGCTCTTCAATATACTGCATCACTTCCCCCACTTATCCAGCACAGGCACAATTGCCATGCCGATGATGGTAATCCAAACCAATGTGAGACGACCATCAAGGGTCATCTCGATTACTTTTTCGACGATGTTGTTCATCTGGCTCACCCATAAGGTCCGTAAGATGCTGAACCGTTTCGAGGATATTGCTTGATCGTTTCAATTTTCCTGCCCATCCCCCAAGGGGTTTTGTCCATCATGGTTAGGGTTAACCATCCCGACACCATGCTAACGTCCTTAATGTCCCCAAAGACATCGGTATAGACGCATATCACGTAGTTCGTGTTGGCTTCTCGCACAACCATTGCAGGCCCGCCGGATTTCAAACGAACAACGTCACCAACTTTGAATATACTCATTTCGTCGCCTCTGGGCGTTGAATAAGGGATTCATCCCAAGGCTTGTTACCCCTAATGATCTCAAGGGTTGGGGAAATGTCGTCAGAATACCGGCTATACAACCCCCTGCCCC